CGTACACCACGCTACAAAAGCCTAGGAGTTAAAGGCGGGCAATGGTGGTAAAACCTTACGAGGAAACCCAAGTCGCACCTAACATTAAACAAAGAACATTTCGAGAAGACGCAGATAACAGTGACCTTTGCTGGCACCGTGACGCTGAGGATCGTACAGTTCGTGTGTTAGAAGGTGCAGGATGGAGTCTACAGTTAGACAACAGTTTACCTATGGCACTAGTGCCTGGCAGAGAATATTTTATTCCTGAAGCAGTATATCACAGACTTATTAAAGGCAAGTCAGACCTTACAGTTGAAATAACTCAACATCTATAAATACTATACGGAGAGCAACATGTCAATGTTTTTGAGGTGGTGGTTACTGTTTTGCACCAGTTGTGCAGCACTGTTTACCGCCTATAGTTTTGGTTTTGTAGATGCATTACTTGCCAAAGACATCACACGACTGAGTTTTGTTATCCTTGCAGTTTTCTTTTTAACCAGTGTGTATGTAGGCTATTTGACATACAAACGCTCCAAGGGTGCAGTAGTTAAAATAGGCACAAACGTAGGTTGGTTTGTAACAGAACTGCTACTTGCACTGGGCATGATTGGCACAGTTATTGGATTTATTATGATGCTGGGCGGCAGTTTTGAAAACTTGAACATTGCTGACACTGGTAGTGTTAAGACTGCACTCACAGACATGGCAATAGGCATGAGTACTGCACTGTACACTACACTGGTAGGAATGGTGTGCAGCCAAATCCTTAAGGTGCAGTTGGTCAATGTCGAATCCAAATAATAGATTAAAATACAAAAGCGGAATAGGCTTTACAGATTTACTGTTCAATCTTGTGATTGGATTTGTATACTTGTTTGTGATTGCATTTATCCTCATTAACCCTGTTGCTAAAAAAGGCGATGTAATTAAAAAAGCAGAATACATGATAACAATTGAATGGAATCATGATTATAATGATGATATTGATTTGTGGGTCAAAGATCCTGCAGGCAACATAGTAAGTTTTTTGCAGAAAAGCAAGGGCCTGATGCATTTAGAAAAAGATGATCTGGGCTATGACAATGACGTATATGTCAAAGATACAAAAAAAGAAATAATCCATCTCAACAGAGAAGTGCTTACACTACGCGGCACACTCGAAGGTGAATACGAAGTAATGGCACATGTGTATAATCGCAAGTTTACTATAAGAGATGGCAAAGCAAGACAGGACTTGCCAGGCATTATAGAAATAACTGTTATCAAAATCAATCCTTATGTGGAAACATATTTTGCCAGAGTGCCATATATTGAAACAGCGCAAACATTAAGTTTGGTTAGATTTAACATAGCCGAGGATCATGCATACCTTGGACACAACAACAACCGTAGTGACTTTATCACTAAAAAAGGAACAAGTGGATTGGGAAGGTATAACCAGTATAGATAATGTTTGATTTTAACTTACTACCATTTTTTGCAAGCATGCTAGTACTAACATTAATAGTACTGGGCATAGGCGTGCATTTTTATCGCAATGCACTGGTTATGTTTGTGGTAATACCTGTAGCATTGTTTTGTGCGTTCAGCGGATATAACACTATTACTACCATGCTAGGCTACCCTGTAAAGCAAACTATCCCTGAAGAAAGCATGTATCTAAATCATGTTGAAAACAGTGACGGCACAGAACTTTATGTATGGGTGCTAGAGCCAGAGCGTATGATGCCAAAGAACTATAGTATTCCTGCAACTGCTGAAAATAAAAAGCAAATGCAACGTGCCAAAGGTCGTAGCGACAAAGGCATAAACCAACAGATAGGCAAATACAAAAGCGAACGCAGTGGCGAAAAGAACGATGGCGATTACATGACCTATGACTTTAGTATTGACAGCCAAGGCTTAAAGTAGTATAATAAAAAATAATCAAAATAGGAGATCTACATGGATCGTGTATTCAATAGTGAGGAAAAAGCAAAACTCACACAACTAATCAACGAAGGTTTAACAGTTATGCAAGAAGTTGATGACCTCAGTGATGGACTAAATGATACTATCAAAGCAATTGCAGAAGAAATGCAAATCAAACCTGCAGTGCTTAAGAAAGCAGTGCGTACAGCATACAAGGCAGACTTTGAACGCACAAGTGACGACTATGCTACACTAGAAAACATCTTGGCTACAGTCGGTAAAATCTAATTGCAAAATATAAAATTGTTTTGGTTCAACAGTTATGCAAGTGATAAAATTGCATTTTACTTTGAGCTTGTTAGTTTTATTTTCACAGTGGGTGCAAGTTTAACACTTGCAGTCAATGCATATGACCCAGACATGAGCATTGTTTATCCTGCATTTTTTGTAGGCAGTGTAACACAGTGCTATGCAAGTCTGCGCCGTGGTGCGGCATGGGTCACGCTATTGACTGCATATTTTGCTGTGATAAATGTGTTTGGTTATGGAGTAGCTGTACAATGGTGGTAGTGAGTGCGCCAATTGGAGGATTTGCAAATCACACAACTTGGTTGCTTTGGATCCATCCAGAATTTAAAAGTCACATACTAAAAAAGTCTTTCACACAGGAAGAATATAACAATGTGCGTGGAGTAGACTGGCCTGATATAGACAAATTAGACAATATTACTGATCCAGACGTAAAAAAAGATATTGAAAATTTTCGCTATATTGATGTTTACCCAAAGGATCATGTGCAATATATACTTGATAACATTTACACACAAGATAGAACATGGCATAACTGGTTACCTACAGAATGGCAGTACAGAAAGTCTATATATAATTTTGAAATTGAACACACTGCGGAAATGCATTACGCAGTATTGTGTACCATTGATGTCAACGTTGCATACAAAAACTATTTGAAAGTAAACAGTAGTTTAGCAACAAGAGGATTAGAATTTTTTAGAAAAGAAGTTGCAGATTTTAATGCCAATGCTATAAAAAGTAAAAATCTAGTTGTAGACAATACTGTGTTGTTTAGTCCAGAGCTTGATATAGATTACTATAAACAGATAACTGAATATTTTAAATTAGAAGATAGATACCAGCAAGCACAAGTCATACACGATGCTTGGTATAGAGCACAAATGAGAAGTGAAACTGAGTTTCTTAAAGAGGTTAACAGAGTATATGGTTGATAAAAAACCTTACCAATGGCTTGCCTGGTTAGCAACAGCAACACTTGTCATTGCAGCAAGTTTAGCAAGTTTTGTACCTGAATTGTACTTGCATCATTGGGGTTTTATAATAGCCAATGCACTGTGGATATTAGTAGGTTATTTGTGGCGAGAAAATAGTTTACTTTGGATGAACATTCTGTTAACATTAATATACATTGTAGGATTAATTAAATGAGTTATGTAGACGCATGGTTTGACAGGCAACAAGATCGTATACATGTTGTAGAACGTGTTGAGGGTCGGCGCGAGTATCGCGAATACCCTGCCAGTTATGTGTTCTACTACAATGACCCACGTGGCAAGTTTAAAAGCATATATGGTGATCCTGTTAGTAGATTCAGCACACGCAATGGCAAAGAGTTCCAGAAGGAACTTAAAATGCAAGGCAAGGATGGGCTTTGGGAAAGTGATATCAATCCAATCTTTCGTTGTTTAGCAGACAACTACAGAGGTGCAGAAGCACCTAAACTGCAAACAGCGTTTTTTGATATTGAGGTGGACTTTGACAAAATCCGAGGCTATAGTCCAACAGATGATCCGTTTAACGCTATCACTGCAATCAGTGTATACATGGATTGGATGGATCAACTAGTAACATTAGCCGTACCACCTAGCGGCATGACCATGGCTACTGCCAAAGAACACTGTGCCAGATTTGACAACACATACTTGTTTGACAGCGAAGCGGAAATGCTTAAAGTATTTTTGGACATCATTGAAGATGCTGACATTTTAAGTGGTTGGAACAGTGAAGGTTATGATATTCCATACACTGTAAATCGAGTGACAAGAGTGCTGAGCAAAGATGATACACGCAAATTTTGCTTGTTTGGACAATTGCCAAAGAAGCGTACATTTGAACGCTTTGGCGCAGAAAACATCACATTTGACTTGCATGGCAGACAGCATTTAGACTATATGCAATTATATCGCAAGTACACATATGAAGAGCGTCACAGTTACAGTTTGGATGCTATTGGCGAGTATGAACTAGATGAACGCAAGGTTGCATATGAAGGTACATTGGATCAGTTATACAATCAAGACTTTGAAAAGTTTATCGACTACAACAGACAAGATACTGCACTGCTAAAGAAACTGGATGACAAACTAAAGTTTATTGATTTGGCTAATGTGTTGGCGCACGAAAACACTGTGCTACTGCCCACAACAATGGGTGCAGTTGCACTAACAGAACAAGCAATTATTAACTTTGCGCATGACCAAGGCTTTGTGGTACCCAACAGAAAACAGCACGACGGCGATACTGCGGCTGCTGGTGCGTATGTTGCGTTTCCTAAAAAAGGACTGCATGAATGGATTGGTTCAATGGACTTGAACAGTCTGTATCCTAGTGTGATTCGCGCACTTAATATGGGTCCAGAGACTGTTGTAGGACAACTGCGTCAGACAATGACTGAGAACAGCATCCGGCAGTTAATGGATCAAAAGAAAAGTTTTGCTGATGCATGGGAAGGACAGTTTGGTTCAAAAGAATATCTTGCTGTTATGGCTATGGAACGTGGTACAGAGATCACAATTGATTGGGAAAGTGGCGGTGAGGATACATGCAGTGCATATGATGTATGGCGGCTGATATTTGACAGCAACCAACCATGGACACTGAGTGCAAACGGCACAATCTTTACATATGAGAAAAAAGGCATCATACCAGGACTGCTAGAACAATGGTATGCAGAACGCAAGGTGCTACAAAAGAACGCAAAAGATGCACAAGGTGTAGACAATGATCAATTTGTGTATTGGGACAAGCGACAGTTGGTTAAAAAGATTAACTTGAACAGTTTGTATGGTGCTATTCTTAATCCAGGCTGTAGATTCTTTGACAAACGCATTGGGCAAAGCACAACACTAACAGGACGCAGCATTGCCAAACACATGAGTGCCAAGTGTAACGAACTGCTCACAGAAGAATATGATCATGTTGGCAAGTGTGTTATATATGGAGACACAGACAGTGTATACTTCAGTGCATGGCCTGTGATCAAAGAACAGGTCGAAAGTGGTCAAATGAAGTGGGGCAAGGATGAATGTATTGCACTGTATGATCAACTTGGTGAAGCAGTTAACGAAACGTATCCTGCATTTATGGAACGTGCGCATCACTGCCCAAGACACTTGGGAGAGATCATTGCCAGTGGTCGTGAGATTGTGGCCACAAAAGGACTGTACATCACTAAGAAACGTTATGCAGCATTAGTCATAGACAATGAAGGTTTTCGCACAGACACAGATGGCAAGCCAGGCAAGGTAAAAGCAATGGGCTTGGATCTCAAGCGCAGTGATACTCCTAAGGTTATGCAGGACTTTATGAGCGAGTTGCTGTTGGAAGTGCTAACAGGTGCAAAAAGAGAACATGTTATCGAGCGCATCAAAGCATTTAAGATAGAGTTTCATGAACGTCCAGGTTGGGAAAAAGGCACACCCAAACGTGTTAACAATCTCACCATGTACAGCAAACGTGAAGAACGTGAAGGCAAGGCAAACATGCCTGGACATGTGAGAGCAGGCATGAACTGGAACACACTCAAACGCATGAACAGTGACAAGTACAGTGAGCCTATCATTGATGGTATGAAAACTATTGTGTGCAAACTCAAAGCCAATCCGTTGGGCTGGACCAGCATAGGCTATCCAACAGATGCCACACACTTGCCTGATTGGTTTAAAGAACTGCCATTTGATGACAGCTTGATGGAAGCAACTATTGTTGATCAAAAGATTAGTAATCTGTTGGGTGTGCTGGATTGGGATTTAAAAGCAAACACAGACACAGCAAGCACATTTGATAGTCTTTTTAGTTTTGAGTAATATGCACATATAAATACTGCCAGTAGGAGTGGTATCAATGAACTTGGCAGATAAAATTAATCAACTTAGTCTTATCAAAACAAGGTTTTCTGGCCAAGGTGAACATACTGCACACACTATAGAACAATTCAAATCAGAACATGATCTTATTGAGCATTATAGGAAACTGTTTAGACACAGTGATAATTTTGACAAACTGATTGATCTAAATCTACAAATACAAAATTTGCTACTCCAATACTCAGACACAAGCAAATATGTTAAACAGCAAATCAATGAAGTAATTCACATCAAAGAACGTGGAATACTACAGTATGATTATAATAGGTACAACACCCAAGTAGTTGATCAAACAACACTAGATATTAGAAATAACAACATCAGCAGTGAATTTGTAGAATTAGTTTGTGGTGTTATATACAAAATTAGTGATTGGCGATTTGCAGGATGTGTAATCGATCCTATAGATGCACAATTTGTTGTGAACATGGTTGGCAGTGAACCTTTGTACATTGTTAGCAAAAATGATGTTTGTGTAAAAAGGGTACGGAAAAAATTAAACGATTTCTATGTCAAACAGAGATTAAGAATATACAATCGTATAAAGGATTTACCACAACATTTAGGTTTAACAGTGTGTGTAAATCAATTTGAATACATGCCACTAGATGATCAAGGCGATGTATTGCAACAGGTTTACAAACACACACTGCCCGGTGGACAAATGATTGTTACATTCAATGATTGCGATCAAAGAGCCAGTTTGGAGCACACACTAGAAGGTTTACGCTTTTACAGCACCAAAGAACTTACACTAGGCAAGGCATTTAGCATAGGCTGGGATGTTGTAAAAACAGAAACCACAAACAATGGTGTATGGAACTATGCTATATTGCAAAAGCCAGGACAATTGCACAGCATTAAAACCAGTGCACCTATGGTAGAAAATATTAAAGCAAAATAATTTTATTGACTTCTGCACATTTTCTAAATATAATATAAACATCATAACAAAAGGACTTATCAATGAAAGATTATCTACTTGACATTGTTCAGCATACGCACAACCTTGGCTTTATTGACCTAGTCAAAGTCACAGGTGATGACAAATCAACAAAAATTGAAGGACTTGCAGAGGATCGCAGTGTTATCCTGCAAGCAGAAACACATGCTCCTGTAGCAGACTTTATTGGCACATTTGGCATGCCCAACTTAGACAAACTCAGCATCATTCTCAAGATTCCAGAGTATGCAGAAAATGCTAAGATGAGCATTAACACACAAGAGCGCAATGGCACAACTGTGCCTGTTGGCATTCACTTCGAAAACGCAAGTGGTGACTTTGTGAATGACTATCGCTTTATGGCCAGTGAGATTGTAAACGACAAACTCAAAAGTGTTACAATGAAAACTGTGCCATGGAGTGTAGACTTTGAACCCAGTGTTGCAAGTGTACAACGCTTTAAGTTCATGATCAGTGCCAACAGTGATGAAACAACATTTGTTGCAAAAACAGAAGGCACAGATCTTAAATTTTACTTTGGCGATCAAAGCACACACGCAGGTAACTTTGTGTTTCAACATGATGTAGGTGGTGAACTCAAACGTGGTTGGGCATGGCCTGTTGAACAGGTGTCAAAGATCCTCGGCCTGTCAGGCGACACACGCATCAAGTTCAGTGATGATGGTGTGGGCGAGATCACTGTAGACAGTGGACTTGCTGTTTATCGTTACTTGCTTCCTGCACAAAGCAAATAATGGAAAATAGATGGCAACACAAAGGCCATCCTAGAGGACAGCATTTGCTGAGTCCTTGTGAAAAGTATGCAATGGTCCAAATACCCAAAAACAGCAGTTCATACTGGGAAGTATGGTTGCAACAATTGGGTTGGACCTTGCATTACAATGCACACACGCCTGCACAAACATTGTTGGTACAATTGCGTGATCCAGTTGAACGTTGGGTAGCAGGCATTGCAGAATACTGTTATTTGTATCACAACGATGCAGTGCTAGACATGTCAACAGCCGCACGATTGTTTGAAGATCGTGTGGTTTTTGATGATCACACAGAATGTCAAAATTATTTTTATACTTGCTTTCACAAGCCTACTTATGTATACTTTGATAGTAGCACACCAGATGCAACATGGAATTGGCTCGAACAGTATACAGGTTACTTGCGTCCAATAAAAAAGTATTTGTTAGATCCAATTAACTACACCGAAGATCCTGTGAATGCAGATCGTAAACGTTGGAAAATTTTAATACAGGATTCAATTGATCTAAATAAGATCAAACACTACTACGAACAGTATGATGCAGACACATACAGGAATTTAAATGTCCGATAATTTAACACAAAAACAAAATGATTACGCAGTGTTCTTGCCAGCATTGAGCAGTTTCTATGGCACCTATGTTGGCAAGCAACGCTTTGATCAATATGTAGATCAAAATCGCATACCTGCACACTTGCAAGGCACAGCACTGGAAGCAATGAACTGGCTCAGTGACAAAGGTGTATTTGAATACAAGTGGACATTGTATAGTGCAGGACATGCTGATCTTGATACAACACGTCACAGTCCAAAAGATGATATGGTTCGTGACACTGAAAAAATGAACCGAGATGGCAACATACTGGTAGGCGACAGTGGTGGGTTTCAAATTGCAAAAGGTGTGTGGGAAGGCGATTGGCGTGCAAACAGTGGTTGCCCTAATGCAGATAAAAAACGCAAACAAGTGCTGACTTGGTTGGACAGTTACTTTGATTACAGCATGGGCTTGGACATACCCAGTTGGGTTGTGCATGACGAAAAGGCCAGTCGCAACAGTTGCATCACACAAGTGCATGAAGCAGTAGAAGCAACCAAGTTCAACAATGAATACTTTATTGCCAACAGATTGGGCAAGCACAACGGTGGTACAAAGTTTTTGAATGTGTTGCAAGGTGACAATCATCAAAATGCACATGCATGGTATGATGAAGTAAAACACTATGCCGACGATACAGTGTACCCAGACAATCACTTTGATGGTTGGGGTATGGGTGGACAAAACATGTGTGACATCCATCTTATACTAGAACGTATTGTACACCTGCACTATGATGGATTGCTACAAAGCGGCAAGCACGACTGGATGCACTTCTTGGGTACATCAAAACTAGAGTGGGCAACACTGCTCACAGATGTACAACGTGCAGTGCGGGCAAACTACAACCCAACACTCACAATCAGTTTTGACTGTGCAAGTCCTTTCCTTGCCACAGCAAACGGACAAGTGTACACCAATGTGGTCACCGAACATGATCAAAAGTGGGTATATCGTATGTCACCAACTGCTGATGACAAAAAGTATTTCAATGACACAAGATTGTACGGAGATGGTTGTATTGCAGATGGTATCCACACCATATGGGAAGACAGTCCAATCAGCGAACACATGCGCATGATGGACATTTGCCATTATGGACCTGGCATGTTAAACAAGATTGGCAAAGAAGGTAAGACTAGTTGGGACAGTTTTAGTTATGCACTGCTGATGGGTCATAACGTTTGGACACACATCAATGCAGTACAAGAAGCAAACAGACAGTATGATCAAGGTGTAATGCCTGGTATGTTGTGGAGCAACACAGCACGTTTCCGTGACATTGTCAATGACATTTTTAGTGCTCCAACCAAGGAGAAATCACTTGACATCATAGCCCAGAGTAGTATATACTTTATGGACATTATAGGAACAAGAGGCTTTAAGGGCAAAAAAACCCAAAACGCTACCACACAATTTAACAACTTATTCACAGAGGTGTGAAATGGACTTAGAAGATCGTATCCTGTATTTAGAAGACAGACATACTAGATTGAGCAGAAGCACAGACAAACTAGAAGGCGAACTCAAGCAACAGTTTGACAGTGACAAAGATGAAAAACTAAAAGAATTAAAAAAACTTAAACTTAGTGTTCGTGATGAACTTGAAGATTTGAGAAGTGTAAACAACCAGTTTGCATCTAGCCCAGAGGTACACCACATTTTTGACATCAAGAGTACACACTGATGCAACGTGATGGACATGATGGTGTTGTCTTTTTTGTAGGCAGCGAAATTGAGTTTACACCTGCATACAGTATGCGTACACTTTTTGTTGTGGGCATCCAAGATGCAGATGAAATCATCAGACTGGCACACAAGCATGAATGTGTACACATTTACTTGGGTGCTAATCAGAGTTTTGAACCCAGTGATGACTGGGATATCCTTGTTAAAAAGATTATTAAACACAAAGACTTTATGGTCACACTTGACTTTGATGTAATTCACTGCGAGTGGGTGCTTGAAGGTGGTTATGATGAATACGATAACTTTATCAGTATGATCAGTGTGAAAGTTCCTTACATCAAACAATTTAACTATAATGCTTGTATCAAAGTTGATGACAAAGATTTTGCTGCAACCAATCCAGGTGTGTGGACACATCGCATACATGATTTACAAAATACAAATGTGTTTACGCCGTGGTCTAAATACACACAAGACAAAGTATTAGAAAGTGATGCTCAGTTCGAACAGCGCATCAAAGGACTGAGACATGAGGATTATATGCGCGAACGCCAATGGAGAGAAGACAATGGCTAAAAGATACTTTAAGGTTACTATTCATGGTTATGGCGGTGAGATTGTGTTAGGACGTCTCACTGAAGAACAGTATGACTTTTGGGAACCTTTTGAAGAAGAGCAAATTGTTGCACATGCTATGTGGGATCCATATGAAGAAAATGATGAGAATCCAATTTTTGATGATGAGGATCCACGCTTTTTAGGACAATGGTATGAACTAGATGATCTAGAGCATGTAAATGGCGCCGATGCAAGCAATGCTTATATTACTATAGATGAATACGACAGTGCAGAGTTTAGCGCAAAACACGTTGCTAACACTGTAGAGACCATGTCATGGGACGAGTTTAAAGAACAGTACAAGCCTAAACTAACTGAAAATGTTATTGATCTTGACGAAGTGTTGTACCCAAATGGATTTTATGATGAAGATGATCCAGATGGCGAGGAAGGTGAACCAAAGCCACTAGACAATGGCGATATTCCTACTTGCTATGTATTTTTTGGTATGAGTGCCGAAAAAGGCACATTTGGTGATTATCCAATTGAAACAGACGGAGAAGATCTTGACATTGGTGCATTAGAGTTTTATACTACACAAGTACCTCAAAGCGACAATGTATTAGAACTAGTTGGTTACAAGGACAACGAAATCTATAACGATGGTGGAGACACCAATGGTAAAGGTTACTACGCACAAGTATGGGATTGGTAAAATGACAGAAGAAATTGATAACGCAACACTGGAAATGATGAGGCAGGCTGCAGTGCAACAGCACACACAATCCACAAGCAAACGAAAAATTTGGGTCACATTTCAAAAGGAAGGTATTCACAAATATCCTGCAGCATTGGATGATCCAAAGTTAGCAACAGGCGAATGGGATGATGTAAGTTTCTTGGGTTATCCGCATAGACACATGTTTCACTTTCGTGTGAGCATTGAAGTATATCATGATGATAGAGAAATTGAATTTATTCAGTTCTCACGTTGGTTGCAAAGATTATTCAGTGAAGATGTAATGACATTAGACTACAAGAGTTGTGAGATGATTGCAGACGAAATGTTTGCACACATTGACCAAAAGTATCCTGGCCGTGAGGTTACTATCGAAGTTAGCGAAGACAACGAAAACGGCGCCGTTGTTGAATATAACATTAAAAAATAAGGGAAAAGCAATGAACATCAACTATAATCGCCAAGCATATGAAAAAGTGTACAGCGACTTAGATGACTACTTACGTTTTTGTAAAGTGTTTGGACATGCATACGATCCAGCGGCACTGTACAACATGGACGATCCAAACTATGCCACTTACAGTGCATTTAAAAGTGGTACCCGCATCAGCAACAACTGGATGCGTGATGCAAAGCGTAATGGCCGTAACATCTTTTTACGTTAGGAGAAACTATGCGTAAACTATTTTATATGGGGCTTGAGCCTTATGAAGGACGCTATACACTACAGTTACAAGACTGGAGTGAAGCAGCGTTTAAGCAACGTGGTATTGATTATGTTGTTGTACCTGGTACAACTATTGACAACACCAAAAGCATCAGTGTTGGACAAGTGCTTGATGCACACGGACGTTCATACTTTGGTATGAGCCAGTTAATGAATCTTGTGCAAATGATGCGCAATGGTGAATGTACAGGTGAAGATGCAGTGTTCTTTGAGGACATGTTCCAACCAGGTATTGAAAGTTTGCCATACATCATGTGTCAAATTCCAGAAGAACAACGTCCTACAATCTACTTGCGTTGTCTAGCACAAGCAGTTGATCCAGATGACTTTGTGCATGTATGGGGTATGAGCAAGTGGATGAGTTTGTATGAACAGATGTGCAACGAGATTCCAAACGTACACATACTAGCCACCAATGAAGAAATGGTTGCACACATGCGTATTGCAAACTGGACTGCACCAATCTACAACATCAGTGGACTTAGTTTTGGCAAAGCAGAAGTACAAGGTCGTATCAACAACAACATCAAACCATTTGCAGAACGAGCAGAGCGTGTGGTGTTTGCAGCACGTTTTGATCAAGAGAAACAACCAGACTTCTTTATGGATGTAATTGAAATGGTTAAGCAAGTGCGTCCTAATGTTGAGTTTGCAGTACTCAGTGGTGGTCCTTTGCGCAGTAACAATCCACGTTATTTAGAACGTGCAGAAGAAATGCAACGTGCTGGTAATCTTGTGGTGTACAAGGATTTGCAAAAGAATGATTACTACAATATTCTAAATGACAGTAGGGTACTGTTTAACTGTGCGCTACAGGATTGGGTGTCAAACACAGTGAGTGAAGCAGACGCACTAGGGTGTAATGTAGTTTATCCTGCCTATCGCAGTTTCCCTGAAACATTTGCTAATGATCACACAAGACTTTATACTCCATGGAGTATGGAAAGTGCTGCAGGTATGATCCTTGCTCACTTGGATGCACCAAGTCCAAACATGGGCAAGATCAGTGATTGGACTAACGGTACAATTGATCGCATGTTAGACATCATGCAAGGCAATGGCGAGCACTGGAAGCGCAGTGGCAACAGATACAGAGACTGGGTTGCAGAAGGAAAATACGCATGAGAGTGATGGTTACAGGAGCCGGTGGATACATCGGTTCTCATTTGTGTAAAATGTTAAAGCAAAATGGATATGAGGTTGTGGGCATTGATTGTAGACCAATAGACCATGATTACTGTGATGCACGTCAATATACAGATTACTCCAATGTGTATAGCCAAATGTTTACAGGTGTAGAGGTGGTGTGCCACATTGGCGCAACCAGTCTTGTTGGGCCTAGCGTAACTGACCCTGCAAAATACTACAAAAATAACGTGTCTGGTACTATTAGTTTGCTTGAACAAATGCAGTTGCATAACATTAAAAAGTTTGTGTTTGCCAGTAGTGCAGCCTGTTATGGCGAACCCGAAGAAGATGTGTGTGCAGAAAACAGTTGGCACCAACCTTGCAATCCATATGGTTGGAGCAAACGCATGATGGAGATCATACTCAATGACTATGCACATGCATATGACTTACGCAGTATTAGTCTACGCTTCTTTAATGTAGCAGGTGCTGATCCCGAAGGTGAGTTTGGTCAAGAACCCAATGCCACTCACATTATTGCCAAAGCCATAGAACGCACCATGGCCGGCAAAGACTTCACACTGTTTGGCAAAGACTTTGACACACCAGATGGAACCTGTGTGCGTGATTATGTACACGTTGAAGATGTTGCTCGTGGTGTGCTAAATAGTATTGAACTGCTAGAAACAACCAGCGGTGCACGAATTTTCAATTTAGGTGGCAAACGTGGCTACAGCAATCTCGAGATCATTGACAGTATCAATCGCGTAACCCCATTAAAAGTAGATCTTAAATATGGCGATCCTCGACCAGGAGATCCTAGTACACTTGTAGCAGAAACTGTTGCAGCCAACATAACCTTAAATTGGAAGCCAAAACACAACCTAGACAGTATCATCAGTACTGCATACAAATGGTATAACAAATGAACATTGCATTTATTGGATGTGGCAAACTAGGTATGCCTTGTGCTGAAGAGATAGCAAAAGCAGGACATACAGTAACAGGCTACGATGTTGCTAAAGTTACCAGTGATCTAATAGACATCAAAGACACTATTGCAGAAGCAGTTAAGTTTGCAAAGATTGTTTTTGTTGCTGTTCCTACTCCGCATGATCCTAGTTATGATGGTCGTGCTCCTACTGCACATTTAGAACCCAAAGACTTCAGTTACGACATTGTAAAATCAGTATTGCGTGAGTGCGATAGTGTAATGAATCCTGCGCAAATGGTTGTGCTTATTAGTACAGTATTGCCAGGCACAGTTCGCAGAGAACTAGAACCTTTAGTAACTAATACACGATTTGTATATAACCCATATCTTATTGCTATGGGCAGTGTTGCTTGGGATATGGTTAATCCAGAAATGATTATGATTGGCACAAAGGATGGCGACGAAACAGGTGATGCTAAAGAACTTGTTGACTTGTATAAAACTGTGATGCAGAATGATCCTAGGTATGTAGTAGGTACTTGGGATGAGTGCGAATGTATCAAAGTGTTTTACAACACATTTATTAGTACAAAGATTGGACTGGCAAATATGATACAGGATGTTGCAATGAAGCAGGGCAATATTAATGTTGACGTGGTTACTACGGCACTAGCGGAGTCAACTAAACGGATCATGGGATCACAGTATATGACTGCTGGGATGGGTGATGGCGGTGCTTGCCATCCGCGTGACAATATTGCCCTACGTTTCATGGCACAGGAACTTGATTTAGGTTACGACATTTTTGATGCTATTATGAATGCCCGTGAGATACAAGCACGGAATCTAGCAGAGTTTTTGGTAGAACAAGCAAAAGAACATGACTTACCTATTTTAATACATGGTGTAGCATACAAACCCAATGTACCATACAAAGATGGTAGTTACAGTTTGCTAATTGCACACTACTGTGAACAGTTGGGTTACCATCCTATACTGGTAGATCCGCATACACATCCGCAGCGTGGTCCATTTACTGCAGTGGCATTGCTTGCACACAATGCAAACATCACATACAAATATATGAGTGAACAAACACAAGACCTATATTGCTTACTAAGTGAAGGCAGTATTGTAGTTGATCCTTGGAGGAAATACAAAGATGACAGATATAAAGTCATCCATTACGGAAACACACGATCGGTGGCATAAAGGTCATATTGAACCTTTTTGGAGTAAACAGAGTTATACACAACTAAACTATACTCTTGAAAGTTTTAATAACCCTGGTGACATAATGAAGTGGAAGCGACAAGGATATGTGCATCCTGTATCGCACTACACTGGCTTTTTGTGCGATATGCGTAAACCACAGCCTGCATGGAATGACAGTATTGTTAAATGGTTTGAAGATACTTACAGTGTTAAAGATGTTGGTACAAGTTACTATCGCATGGGCACAGGTGTAATTCTTCCTTCACATAAAGACACATATAAAAAATACAGAGAACTGTTTGGTGTGAGACTAAAGGATTGTGTTCGTGTGGTTGTGTATCTTGAAGATTGGAAGCCTGGACACATTGCTGAAATTGAAGACAGACCTATTACAGATTGGCGTGCAGGTGACTACACATTTTGGGAAAGCGATACACCACACTTGGCTGCAAACATTGGACTTGACAAACGCTACACACTTCAGTTGACAGGTCATCGTGCTTAATTACGATACATTAATTAAATTTGAAACAATGCTCAGTGAGTATACAGGAGCACCTTATGTTGTGCTGACTGACAGTTGCACACACGCTATTGAACTGTGTATACGCTACAAAAAAGTAGGATATGCAAGTTGTGCCAGTCATACATATCTTAGTGTGCCAATGGTGCTGTATAAAACTAAAACACAATTTCAATGGGATAATAGCCCTTGGGAATACGAATATCAACTAGGAAGAACAACTATATGGGACAGTGCAAGAGCTTTTGATCAAGGCATGTATCGCAACAATCAACTGCAGTGTTTGAGTTTTGGACATAGTAAGCGTCTCGAGATTGGGCATGGCGGTGCTATTCTCACAAACAAACAGCACGAATATACTGCACTTAAACAGATGGCATATGATGGCAGAGACTTATCTATTAGTCCTTGGCAAGACCAAGTGAAATTTAGTGTTGGATACCATTACAATATGCGATTAGAAGATGCAGCAAGAGGCATGTGGTTAATGGGCAATGGTACTCTAAAGACCAAAGAATCGCAACTAGTAGAATATCCCAATTGCAGCAAATTAAAATTTGACATTTAGTCTAAATACATCTACAATAATAACAATGGCAATCCACTGCCTTAACATCGGAGAAATAATATGACAATTTCACAACAAATTACAGCAAGAATCCGCAGTGCTGGCGGACGCTATTGGGCAGGCGATAACATCTCAAGTTATCTGCACGAAGGCGACAAACAGGCACTCATAGAAGAACTAACAACTAAGTTTGAAGATGTGCTGGACAGTTTAATTATTGATCGTGCAAATGATCCTAACAGCAACGACACAGGCAGACGTCTTGCTAAGATGTACATCAATGAATTAATGGCAGGTCGTTATGACCAAATGCCTAATGCAACTGCATTTCCTAATCACGTTGATGATGGATACAAGGGTATGCTTGTGGTGCGCAGTGAACTAAAAAGCATGTGTTCGCATCATCACCAGCCAGTGACTGGTGTAGCATACATTGGTATCATTGCTGCAGAAAAACTTATTGGATTGAGCAAGTATACACGCATTGCACAGTGGTGTGCAAGACGCGGCACACTACAAGAAGAATTGTGCAACGATATTGCTCGTGAGATCATGAAAGCAACAGGCTCACGTGATGTAGGTGTGTACATTCAAGCAACACACGGTTGTTGTGAAAACAGAGGCATTATGGCACACAGTAGTCTAACACAAACCACAGTGCTAGAAGGTGCGTTCGGCACAGATGCAGGCACAAAGAAAGAGTTTTTTGACAACATTAAACTGCAACAAGAGTTTGCTTGCTAGATGAAAATAAGTAGTCACAACGAATGGTCCCCATTAAAAAGTGTTGTAGTCGGAAGTGCGGCTGGTGCAAACAAGCCTGAGGACTGCCATTTTGCACAGCCAGGTGCATATCGTGGAGATATCACTGCACAGGCAGACATGGACTTGGATCGCTTTGTGAGAACACTGGAACAAGAAGGCGTTAAAGTATACAGGCCCAAGTATCACAACTTTGCACAAACCGGCGGAATGTATAACTACTGCCCACGTGATAGACTGTTAGTAGTTGGTGACACTGTAGTGGATTGTAACATGCAATATGATTGTAGATTGCAAGAAAGTCACTATATAAATTTTGTGCTTAGTAATGCAAAACATGTTATAACTGCTCCGCGCAACAAGCGTATACGCTTCGACGCTGCTAATGTTTGTAGACTGGGCCAAACGTTACTATATCTACAAAGTGTAAGTGGAACTCGTGCAGGCGCCAATTGGTTGCAGGAGCAGTTTCCTAATCACACAGTGGAAGTAACAAAAACCTATGGTGGTGTACACATTGACAGCACTTTCTGCCCAGTTAATGATGGACTTGTTGTAGTAAATAAGGATCGTGTTACAAAGAAAACACTTCCACACTGTTTTAAAGATTGGGAAATTATCTGGCTCGGAAGCGAGGATTTACCACAAAAACGATACGCAGGTGAGGCTTTTGCAAGCAACTATATCCTGCTTAACTTTTTTATGATTCGCCCCAATTTGGCGGTCATAGATCATGCGCCTCGTCTAGAGGAGGCTCTAAAAGCAAATGGTATATATAGTTATGTACTGCCATTTGCACACAGTAGAACACTTGGTGGAGGACATCATTGTGTGACACTGGACTTACATCGTAAGTAATAATAACAAGGATATATCAATGAATATTATTAAATCAATTGTAGTTGCAGCCGCAGTCGTACTTGGTATGGCAATGGGTGCAAGTGCAGCAGACAAAGTAAAGGTTGGATTTGTTTACGTCGGACCTATCGGTGACCATGGATGGACATATCGTCATGACATTGGTCGCAAACAAGTAGAAGAAGCATACGGAGACAAAGTTGAAACAATCTATGCTGAGAGCGTATCATATGGTCCTGATTCGGAACGTGTGATTCGTCAGATGGCAAAAGATGGTGCAGACATTATCTTCGCTACAAGTTTTGGTTACATGGAACCAATGCTTAAAGTTGCAAAGGACTTTCCAAATGTAAAGTTTGAGCATGCAACAGGTTACAAACGTGCAGACAACATGAGCACATATGGCTTGCGACTATACCAAGCTCGTCATGTACAGGGCGTTATTGCAGGACTAATGACAAAGACAAACAAGATTTGTTATGTTGGTGCATATCCTATTCCGGAAGTTATCCGTGAAATTAACACCTACTACATGGGTGCAAAGAGTGTAAATCCAAAAGTTGACATTGACATCATTTGGGTAAACACTTGGTATGATCCTAGTAAAGAAGCAGATGCTGCCAACGTGATGATGGCTGAAGGTTGTGACATGGTTGCACAACACACTGATAGCCCTGCTCCATTGCAGGCTGCACAACAAAAAGGCAAGTTGGGATTTGGTCAAGCAAGTGATCAGATCAAGTTTGCTCCTAAAGCACAACTTACAGCAACCATTGACAACTGGGGTCCTTACTACATTAAGAAAGTAGGACAGGTTATTGATGGTAACTGGAAAGTTGAGGATTACTTTGGTCATATGAATGAAGATGCTGTGCAAATGGCGCCTTTCACAAATATGCCAGCAGACGTACAAGCAAAAGCACAAGCAATTAAAGATGCTATTTCTAAAGGCGAGTACTTTGCATTTACAGGTCCTATCAAAGACAACACTGGCAAACTGCAACTTGCAGACGGCGTTGTTGCTGACGATGCACATCTAAATAGTATGATGTACTATGTAGAAGGCATTGATGCAGTGGTACCTAAGTAATGATTCCAGTTATTGATTTCAACTCAGAGACAGTACTGGACGAGATTCGCGAAGCCTACACCTCAGTGGGCTTCGCAGTCTTTACCAATACACTAAACAAACAAGACCAACAAACCATGAAAGACTGGTTTTTGACCATGAGGGTATTTTTTTCACTGCCTATAAACATGAAAGAACGGTATTCTTATCAAGCAGAAAACAACCTAGGATACAGTGTCATGGGTGCAGAAAATGTAGACCCAACTGCTCCTAAAGACATGAAAGAAAGTTTCAACTACAACAACACTCGTATGCCAGATGAGTTGTGGCCCAAGGAAGTAACAGGATTTAAGGAAACAGCATTAGAAACTGTTCGTATTGCAGATGATTTAACTCTGCGTATACTTGCTAAGTTTGATACTATCCTAGACTGCGGTACTACACTGGTAGATGCGCATCAGGATCCATATAATACTACACGAGTAATTCACTACCCTGCATACACTGGTCCACTAGAGGACAAGCAGATGCGCATAGGTGAACACAGCGACTACGGCACCATCACATTACTGTGGCAGATCAATGATGTGCCAGGGCTCCAAGTGCAGGATCTAGGAGGTGTTTGGCATCCTGTTCCCTATGCAGAAGATGGTGTCGTAGTTAACATTGGCGACTTGCTACAGCGTTGGACTAATGACTATTTTGTTAGCACAAAGCACA